GATGCTCTTGTTCACGACAATGGCTTTCGAATAAGTGATGCTGAAGAATTTGCTGATTCGTTGAATCTACATTCTTATGGTAAGCAAATTAAAGCATATGATGATCAGATTCGTGCAGTTACTCATGCAATTAGAAACGAACGATCAGTCTTATTATCCCCAACAGCATCAGGTAAATCACTGATCATTTACATTATATCAAGATATCTACTCGCATCAGAATGTAAGCATGGTCTTTTGGTCGTTCCTACTGTTTCTCTTGTTGAACAGATGTATAATGACTTTAAAGATTATTCAAGCAAGAATAAATGGAATGTTGATGCGAAATGTAAAAAGATATATGCAGGACAAGATAAAACTGAAAAGAAAGAACTGACTATCTCTACCTGGCAATCAATCTATGATCAACCAAAAGAATATTTTGAACAGTTTGATTTTATTGTGGGTGATGAAGCGCACACATTTAAAGCTCAATCGCTTGCGCAAATAATGACGAGTTTGATCAACGCTAAATACAGGATAGGAACCACTGGCACCATTGATGATGTTAAGGTTCACAAATTAACGCTCGAAGCATACTTCGGTCCAGTCCAAAGAATCACAACCACTAAAGAACTCATTGATAAAAATCGTTTATCTCAGTTCGAGATAAAGTGTTTGGTTCTGAAATATCCCATAGAAATTTGCACTCAGGTAAAGAACTATGATTACCAGAAAGAAATTGATTTCATTGTTACGAACCAAGTTAGAAACAATTACATCGCTAATCTTGCATTATCACTTGAAGGAAACACACTTATACTTTTTCAATTCGTTGAAAAGCATGGAAAAATCTTACACGCAATCATAGAGGAAAAGATAAAGGATAATAGAAAGGTGTTCTTTATCTCAGGTGAAACAGAAGTTGAGATTCGAGATTCAGTTCGTCATATTACAGAGAAAGAAAACAACGCAATTATCGTAGCGTCTTATGGCACGTTTTCAACTGGTGTATCTATTCGTAATCTTCACAATATTATTTTTGCATCACCGAGTAAGTCAAAGATTAGAAACTTACAGTCAATCGGAAGAGGACTAAGATTAGGGGATAATAAAAAGAAAGCAGTTCTGTATGATATCGTTGATGATCTTAGAACTGATGCTGAAGATTTAAACTTTGCTATGAAACACTACATCGAAAGAATGAAAATATATCATCAAGAGAAATTCAAAATTTCAACATATAAAGTAGGACTAGAATATGACAGAAAAGAATCTTAAGTTTATTAGAACGATGGTTAACATTGATATTTTAGCCAACTATATATCAGAAACAGAAACAACAATCACCATTAGTGATGTACTTGTGCTTCATACTGATTCGAACGTTGAATCCCTTAGACAAACACTTTATCTTTATCCTTGGCTTCAACAAACTGTTGTTGAAGATGCAGCGCAAGAAATAACTGTGTTTAAGAATACAATAATGTTTGTTACTGATCTTTCAGAGGAAATGAAAGACTATCATAAATCAATGTGGGTGACGATCAGAAAAGAAGAAATGGAACAGATGGAAGAAGAAGAAAGAATGCGGGAAGAGCAAGAACAAGAAGGAAAGGTACTCAAGTTATTCAGGAAGGTAGGGAAGACGCCTAAGACTCCTGTACACTGACATTTTCATAAACGACACTCTATTATAATACTATTGAAAAAGGATGTAAAGTTAAAATGGCTAAGAATCATTATGTGAACAATGAAGATTTTCTTCAAGCAATGATTGAGTTTAAAGAGAATTGTGAGTTGGCAAAAGTTGCTGGGAAACCAAGACCTGTAATTCCAGAGTATATTGCTAAATGTATTATGATGATTGCTGAGAAATTATCAAGGAAACCAAATTTCTATTCATACACGTTTAGAGAAGACATGGTCGGAGATGCCATTAAGAACTGTATTCTGTATATTGAAAATTTTGATCCTAGCATTGGTAAAAATCCATTCGCATATTTCACCCAGATAATCTACTTCGCATTCATTCAAAGAATTAACAAGGAACGAAAGCAACTGTATGTGAAATACAAGTCGACTGAATCGTTGTCCATTCTTGGTGACTATGATCAATTTGAATTGAGTGAAATGGATGGTGAAGGTGAAGGTAGACAATTTGAACTGTATGAAAACATTTCAGAGTTCATTGATAACTATGAAGAAAAGAACAATATAAAGAAAGTCAGCAAGAAGAAAAAGCAGAAAGAACGAGAGCTAAGTCTACTTGAAGAATTGTTTGAAGAAGAGGAAGACCTCGATAAACTTTGATTTACATGTGATCTCGTAGTATAATATCGTAAAACTTTTAGGAGTTACGATGTCTAAGATTTGTATTGTTGGCGACACACATTTTGGGATGAGGTCAGACAACATTCACTTTCATAATCTCTATGCTAAATTCTACAACGAAGTTATGTTTCCGTTCCTTCGTGAAAATGGCATAGAGATTATTGTCCAGCTAGGTGATTTGTTTGACCGTAGGAAGTTCATCAATTTTCAATCTTTGTTTCTATCCAAGAAATATTTTTTCAATGATGTAAACAAAGACTTCAAACTGTATACGATCATCGGCAATCATGATGCAACGTATAAGAACACCATTGATATCAATTCATCTTCGTTGCTGTTGAATGAATATTCAAACATCAAAGTATACTCTGAACCTGTAACGCAATCTTTCTATGGCGTTGATGTTGATTTCATTCCTTGGATTTGTAAAGACAACGAAGATAAGATTTACGATTTCATAAAGAACAGTAAATCTAAAATTTGCTTTGGTCATTTTGAATTGTCTGGATTTGAAATGGACCGAGGAAATGTTTGCCTTGAGGGTATGGATAGGAATATACTACAGAAGTATGATCTCGTTTTGAGCGGTCACTTTCATCATAAATCCAGTGATGGTCAGATCGTATATGTTGGAACGCCAGGGGAAATGACTTGGGCTGATTATGATGACGAACGAGGATTTCATATTCTCGATCTGAATGATCTCAGTCTTGAGTTCTATGAAAACCCACACAAGATGTTTCACAAAATCATCTATGATGAGACGCAAGAAACACTCGAGAAAATTCAAGAGAAAGATTTCAGCAAATACAAAGATAAAATCGTAAAGGTAATCGTATCAAACAAAACGAATCCATATATGTTTGATGTGTTTTTTGATAAACTATACCAGTCATCACCACTGGATGTTTCTATTGTTGAAGACTTTGTTGATTACTCTGAAATATCAGAAGAAGATGTAATTGACGAAGCAGAAGATACGATGACGATTCTTGATAAGTATATTGACTCTCTAGAAACAAATCTAGACAGTATGAGAATCAAGAATCTAATGCGTGAAATTTATAATGAGGCGCAAAGTCTGGAAGTATGATATTTTTCAAAACTGTTCGATACAAAAATTTCCTATCAACGGGAAATTTGTTCACTGAGATTTACCTGAACAAACATCAGATGACATTGATTGTTGGTGAGAATGGTGCTGGTAAAAGCACTATGCTTGATGCGCTCACATTCGCATTGTTTGGTAAATCTTTTCGTAACATCAACAAACCACAGCTTGTTAATTCAATCAATGGTAAAGAATGTGTAGTTGAAGTTGAGTTCAGCATCTCAGCTAAAAACTATAAGATCATCAGAGGTTTGAAACCCAATAAGTTTGAGATCTATTGTAATGGTGTGATGATCAATCAAGATGCCAGCTCAAGAGACTATCAAGATTATCTCGAAAAGAATATTCTTAGGTTCAATCTGAAAGCATTCACTCAGATTGTTATTCTCGGCAGTTCTTCGTTCGTTCCGTTTATGCAGCTGACTGCTGGCGATCGTCGCGCCATCATTGAAGATCTGCTTGATATTCAAATATTCTCGTCGATGAATTCAGTGGTAAAAGATAAAATCTCTGCGCTGAAAAACGAAGCATCAGAAATCAAAAGAAACATCGATACAACTAAATCGCAAATAGAACTACAACAAAAATATGTAGAAGAAGCGAAGAAGAATAACAAAGAACAAGTTGAAGCGAAAGAAAAAGAACTGGTGAAACTCCAGGAAGAAGTCGCATCTTGGGAAGAAAAACTTGAACTCGTTGTCAAGCATCGCGACGTCATGAGTAA